TTTTGTCGTCAAGGTCTTTTCTCATAATTGGTAGACACGCTGTATTATTTATACAAAATACTACTAATTTTACCATTTGGGCAAAGTGGAGAATAGCGGACTCGAACCGCTGACATCCTGCTTGCAAAGCAGGCGCTCTACCAACTGAGCTAATTCCCCGAAAACCCCGAAGGGTTATTTATTCATTCTACTACAGAACCAATCTTTTCGTCAAGGTCTGCAATTACATTGCGAATATCAACAACACGAGGAGGAACACTCAATTCATTATAAGTGTATCCTTTTTGTGCATCAAATAGAACTTGACGAACTGCTGCGGCAGCACGAACATCCATTTTTACAGATACAGTTTTTGCCATCAGATGTCTCCTTCTTCGCGATTTTCACTATAATAAACATCAAAGAAACCGTCAGGATAACGCTTCATCAGTTTATCAATATTAGTCTGAACAACCTCATCAAAGGAAACTTCCAGAGCAATACAAGCTTGAGCAATATACCACAGAGTATCACCAAGTTCTTTAATCAGGTGAGTACGAGTTTCTTCATTCCAGGACTTGCCCTGAAAAACCATCTTCTTCACAATCTCCATAAACTCACCACCTTCGGCATTAATACCAACAGCAGCGGTCAAAAGACGCTCAATATTTGCACCTTTCTCATCCAACTGAACCATACGGTCAGAGAGAGCGAGAAAATCTTTGGATGCATCAGAAGTTACAGCATCTACAAAGTTTTGATATTTATCGAAATCAACTCGTTGTGTCATGAAAATTTAAATCCCTCAAATGATTTTTTTGGTTTCTTTTCTTCGTAATTATACTCCTCTTCCTGCCCACTGTCAAGTATGTCTTTTTGTGCAGATTGCTCTACATCATAAAGTCTCATCTTGGCACGGTCAATACCAACAACAAACCGCTTGAAGATTGTTGGGTCATTGTATCGATTCTTAAGTTGTTTTACAAGGATCTGTCCCAATCCTTCCAACTCTTCAGTGCTAATAAGGGCAAACATAAGATCAGCAGTAGCAGGGAGACCAAAGGATTCACTAGTATCAGTAAGTTCAACATCAGAATTACCATAACCACTGCGGGTAGTCTGGGTAGCAGAGACAATGGGAACATTGAATTCCACCGCCAAACCGCGAAGTTCCTCAGCAATTGATTTGATATATGAATAAGAATTGACAGAACTATTTGCTTTATGTCTAGAGGAAGCGCAAATATTAAGGTAGTCAATGAAAATAATATCAGGTCTAAATGATTTCTTAAGAGCAAGTTCATTTAAGAGTGCCTTGAAATGACCAGCGTGAGCAGAAGCAGTAGGATACTCTTTGATTACCAAAGAACCTTGTGTCTTCTTTGCGATACTATTTACTTTATTTTCGAATGTTGAACGTGGGAGATCAACCAGTTGCTGAATCGGGACATTGAGAAGGTTTGCATCAATTCTTTCTGCAATTCGTTCTTCCGCCATCTCAAGAGTGATGTAGAGTACGTTCCTGCCTTGTAACAACGCGGAACTAGCAACATGGCACATAAAGAGGGATTTGCCGACTCCCGTTCCAGCGAGAGCAATATTGAGAGTCTTATTAGGCAGACCACCTTTTGTGATTTTGTTGAAATATTCCAGATCAAATTCGATCTTATCTTCTTTGCGGTGATAAAACTCATAACGCTCCTCATAATTCTGAAGATAGTCGTGCCCAATGTTATTATCAAAAGATACTGCTAGGGCATCAGAAAGAATACTTGGAATTGCGTCCCTATTCTTCTTTCCATCATTACCATCAGCAATATGAATTGATTCCATCAGAGCAAGATAAATTGCTCGATCACGACACCACTTCTCAGTAGTATCTAGCAACCATTGCTTCTCGACTACTGAATCGTTCAGAGTTTCACACACCTGACGAATATCTTTAACATCAGTCTCAGTTAAATCAGTCCTATTTTCAATCTCAATACCAAGTGCCTCTTTGGTAATTGTAGAATTATACTTGACAATAAACTGAACGACTTCCTCAAAGACTACTCTTTCAGACCTTTGCTCAAAATATTCTGGTTGTATAAAAGGTATAACTTTTCTAGAGTAATCTTCATTATATACAAGGTTTCGGAGAATCGTAAGTTCAAGTCGTTCCATTATTTCAATTATAAGTTTTTTTTATGATGAGGAATATCAAAAACAAAAGTAATTCTAGGTTCCTCCCCAATATTTTTGGCACTATGTGAAAGTTTATTATTAAACCAAAAGAATGTTCCTGGTTCAACCATTATTTTTTCATCACCAACAGTATACTCGTATTTTCCCTGAATAGAAAGATGATATCTATCTTTTGTGAGATAATAAGTTCCTTCGTCAATATGAGTTCCTACTATTTGCCCAACAGGAAGTGATAAAAATGCACAACGTTTTAATTTCTTAAATCTAGAAAATACAAATTTAAGCACTTCAGTATGATGCTCATACGCTGGGGTCTTTTGGCAAATTTCAGTATTCCCAACATATTCATCTTCTTTAGTTATACCACCCATAATTAGTTGAAGAACATCAACAGTAACAGTATACTTATTGGAATCTAGTTGTTCAGTGCCTTTAATATTTTTTTGAGAACCCCAATCTTGTGGATATTGTTTTAGTTGTTCTAGTATAGAAGAAACATCAACTCCAGTTTCAATAATTCTGATATTTTTCATGCACCATAACTAAATTGACCTCTAGCAATGACATCAAGTTTTTGCATTACTTCTTCGGTAAAGTATTCTTCTGGATTTGCTAAAATCTGTTTTGCATAAATCTTCTTACCATCCATCTCATAACGCCCTGCGACGTTCTTCCACATTCCACCAAGTTCACCCAATTCAAGCAAACCATAATACCTATCAAGACCACGTTCATCATAATAAAGACGAACTTCAACATCCTGATTCTCTTTACTTAAACGAGACTTAGCAGTCTTTGCCTTGATAATATTTCCAATGACTTCAGTTCCATCCTTTTCCTTTTTCTTTGAGAGATGAATGATAGTAGAAGCAGCGTACTTAAGACCACTACCACCTCCCATCTCCTTAGTAGGAACATAAGCACCGATGACATCATAAGTATGATTTGTTACAATCATTGGAATATTTGCCTGACCAAGTTTCAAGGTAAGCATACGGAATGCGCCTTTAATGAGTTGTGATTTAGTCATATCACGAACTTCTTTATCATTCAGAGCATCATTAATCTCCTTACTAGTAGAAAGCATCCCCAAAGAGTCTAGCACAAACATACAGGGATTTCGTTCTGCTTCAGGTTTTTTCATATACAGGTCTACTGCCTTGAGCGCCTTTCCGCGAAACTCTTCAACAGTAACAACATTGACAACCACAAGACGAGAAGTATCAATTCCACGGGATTCTAAAAGAGATTTAGTGATAGCAGCCTCAGTGTCAAAGTAGAGACAGTAACCATCGGTATGAGTATCAAGAAAGTTCTTAACCACGGCGAGAGAGAAAAAAGTCTTTCCAGTAGAAGACTCTCCAGCAATAGCAGTAATTTTATTCCCAGATACACCACCAAATACACTACCTGAAACCAGTGCATTAAAAATGTATGAACCCGTATCAACATAAGTTTCTGTTTCATCAATGTCGGAAGCAAGTTGTGTATACTCACCACCAATTTCTTTTACAATATCTTTTAAAAAACTTAATCCAGAACTAGTCATTTTATCCTCTAATATACAAAAGATTATAGTACAAAACTTTTATCCCGTCAATTACTTTTGGGAACAGCACTATATCCTTTGTGTGATTTTATTCCGCTTTTATAGTTTAGCATATTACACACAGTCGATCTATCTAAATTATTTTCTTTACAAAATTTTGCTATATTTTTTCCACATACTATTTTTCCTTCTGGGTTTATAATTAAAAATTCTTTGCTCTTCTTTTCTGCTATTTTATTTACAATTTCAATATCTCTTTTCTTTCCATAACCAGGATGGTTTTCGCCTTTTCTTGTATCACTCATCCTTTGTTTAGTTTCTTCTGTACGAATTTTACCTCTATTTGCTTCCCCTATTTTTCTTTTTGTTTCATCCGAATGTGTTTTTCCATAATTGGGATTATTTTTTCCTTTCATAGATTCACTTTTTTTTCTTCTAGTTTCTTCTAAAATAATCCTCCCCTTTCTTGCTTCACTCATTTTTATTCTTGTTTCTTCAGTCATAACATATGGAGTTTTACCTTTTAATACTTTACTTTTTCTAATTACTGCTGAATCATAAAGATAAGAATTATAATATTTACCTTTTGATTTCATTAAAGTATGGGCGTGAATCATTTTTATAGTTCTTTTATCATTCAAACCATACCTTTTAATATAAATTTTTTCTAATAATGCGTGAGCAATGTAATGTTCTCTTCCAGTTAAAACAACAACTCTATTATTTTTTCCAAAAATACTTTTTGGAAATGTATGATGTTTTTCTGTATAACCATTAGGTGGAATTCTATTCTCCGCTTTCCTGATAAGATTGCAATAATGCTTTAGAAAGTCCATCGGGTTTTTCCTCTTTATTTTGTGACATATAATCCATTTTATAAGTCCATAGTTTTTGGTACAATGCAGAATCTCCTCCCAATCTCATAGCACTAATGATAGTATTCAATTCTTTTTCGTTAATAGGCAAATCCATCAGCTAAAAAATGACTCTAGGGTTGTTATATGTTCTGTTTTCCATCCAATTGCATCAAGAATGGACTTAAGTGGTTCAAGAAAACTCTTTTCAAATTGTAGTTCATAGTCAATGTATTTGTCAAGTCCAAGTTCCGAAGGAAAATCTTGAATGAAAGAGATAATATTTTCTTGAATAATATTTGGTTTTTTGAGGTAGATAAATTTAACTTTTTCCCCATTACCAATAAGTGAATATTTATTGGTCAGGTTTTTCTCTTTAATATAATGATTGAAAAGAAGTGCCCCACGAATATGAATTGGTGTCCCCTTCATATAAATGTCTGAATGAGAACGATACTTACGAACATCAGAAGCAGTTCTTGGGAAAGAAATCTGCTCTGGTGGAAGTTTTTTGAAGTCAGAACGACATTTATCAATAAACTTAATCACCTGTTCTTCAGTTCCACTCATCATTAGTTTCAGACCATCTTTAATCATCTGACGACAAGGAGCAGGAGTAGAAGATTTAACTGCCTCAATGCCCATCATCTTCAGTTTAGGTTCTTCATAACGAACACCTTCACTATCCCAGACATTAAGAATATAACGCTTTTTGGCAGTCCAGATTCCACGGTCGGCAATATTCTCCCGCTTCATCTGCATCTTCTGGTCATAAGCATTCACATAGTCCGCCAGTTCTTGGTAACAACCTTCAATATGCTGTTCAAGTTCCACCTTAGCGACCTTATCAAGGAACGACACAACGCTTTCAGTAGTTTTCTCTCTTCCCTTGTATACAGTCTCAACCAAAGGACCCATATTAAGATAAATGGAGTCAGTATCAGAAGCAATAACATAATCAATATCCTGTGTCTTAAGAACTTTATTCAGATACTTATTAATCTTATCTTCAATCCAACGAATCGAAACTTGTCCAGAAAGAGTAATTGCTTCAGCATTCGCCAGTTTAAAATAACGGAAGTACTGATTACCAATAGCACCATAAGCACTATTAAGTTGAATCTTCCTTGCCATTTGAATGTTGTTACACCTTGCAATCTCCTTTTCCAGTTCTTTGGTTTTCTTCTTCTCATATTCCTGTTTGGCAGCAATCATTTTCTTCTTATAGATGGTGCGATCTTTATAGATTTTCTCCATCAGTTCGGGAAGAAATCCACGAACATCCTTACGGTACATTGCACCATTCGCACAAACTGCATATTCCTTATAAGGTTCAAAATCAATTTCTTGATTCAGAATCTTATCTACAGTTACTGAGGGATGACGCTGTTCCACCAAAGTTTCTGGTGAGATATTGTATTGCATAATCAAGTGAGGATATAGACTGTTAAGGTCAAAGTTCACCACCCAATCATACACACCAGGAATTGGTTCCTTTACATAAGCACCAGCATACTTAGAATCTTTATCAGACCTCACATTTGGAGGAATCACAATATTCTTCTTTTTCAGATAGTTGTAGATAATCGTATCCCACATACGAACCTGAGAGAACACATCAGCATAGTTTGCCTTTGCGTCATATGCCATTGTCAAAGCAAGTTCAATCAGTTTCATCTTGTCTTCCAAACGGTCAACAAGTTCCACGTCAATAATGTTATATTCTACAAACTTCTGCCAACCTTTGGTATAGAAATCTTTGAACGTATCAAACTCAGAGTGATCCAGTTTTTTCTGCCCAAGTTCTACATTTGCAATGTGGTCAAGACGATAAGATTCCTGTGCCTTATAAGTAAACTTCTTATAAAGATTCAGATAATCAAGTTGACTCACTCCACCAATATCATAAGAGATATGTTTGCGTCCAGAAATAAATGTCTCCCGTTCAGTAACTAGACCCCACGGAGACATACGCTTCATCAGTTTTTCACCAAGAACACGGTCTATGCGACGAACCAAATATGGTATGTCATACAGTTCACTGTTCCAACCAGTAATGACTTCTGGAGTATTTTCTTCAATCATCCACCAACTAATGAAGTCGTTCAACAAATCATATTCATTTGAGAAAGAACGGTAGTTTACATTGCTCTGCTGATTATTAAACTTACCAAGACCCCAAGTACGGATTTGTTTAGTATTATAATCTTGAATTGAGATCAGTAACACTTCCTCAGCAGAACTTTCCACATCAGGGAATCCATTCTCAGATGCAACCTCAATATCGATTGTTGTAACTTTAATTTTACTAATGTCAAACTTGAGTTCATCTTCTGGATAAGTCTCAGAAATATACTGATAGATGTATCGGTCATTTCCAGAAATATCAAACCCCTTCACACCGTCATACTTTTTAATAAACTCCCTACATTCTCTTACAGTTCCAGGTTGCACTGCTTCAACATATTCACCATTTAGTGTTTGATACTTAGTATTCTTTTTTGAGGGGACAAAAAGAGTCGGGTAAAACTTCTCACGGGTCATGAAATGTTTACCATTTTCATAACCACGGACCAAGAAGTGATCCCCGACCATCTGGACATTTGTATAAAAGCGCATTATGCAGTTAGTTCAAGATACTTTTCAACAATTTCTGGTTTAGGATCTACAATAGTTAGAATACTATCAGAATGAATCATCATTTCTCTTTGATCAGTTACTTCTGGCCAAGGAAATAGTTCCCCATCCGAATTAATTTGATAAGGATTAAGAAGACGACAATCAGGTTCACCAAGTTCTGATGGAACTTCTTCAATTTCAGTAACTATTACATTATCAATCTTCAATAGAAGACACTTCACTGTTTTGGACATTTACTTTCTCCTCATACATTTGTTTAATAGTTGTGATTGGTTCGACAATAGTAACAATCCAATCTGGAGGAACTGGAATTTGTTTGTCACTCGTCAGAACAATCCAGGGCGATAGTGAAACCTCTAGGTCACCACTTGGATTCTCGTTCTCTTCAACCAATAGAACAGTTCTGCGAGTTTCAATTTTATGTGGATTCGTAAAAAGAAATCCACAAACTTTCTCATCAGAAATGAGTTCTTTAGCGTCGGAAATCACAGTTTCACCCGACTTCAAGAGTGCTAGTTTAATTGACATTTTACTCTATGTGCTTGAATCATTATAGCAAAAAAATGGGGGAGCGTCAACTGGATTTTGCCAGTTGCTCCCCTGCGGCGACGATATTCAGAAGTATTTATCGCTTTCTTTTAAAAGCACAAACTTTTTCTTTAGGTGCCATTTTATAATCGACAGTATGCCCATAGCAATTTTCTTTTGGTTTTACATATTTTTTAGGTGAACCAAAATCACCTATTTTTTCATTCAGAATCTGCATGAACTCCTGAAACGATTTCATATACCTTTTTCTTCTGGTGTTCTGGAATAACTCTATTTAGTTTGACAATGAGTAATCCATCAACATAAGAAACATCTCCAACAACCACATCATCAGATAAAGTCCAGGTACGAGTAAATGCTCTCTTTGCTAATCCCTGATGTAGATATTCGTCACAAGTATCACCAGTTTTCTTTGCTTCTACAAAGAGTTTATTCCATTCTGTAGTAACTTCAATATCTTCTCGTTTATATCCAGCAAGTGCGATTTCCAATCTAAAATCAACACTACTTTCTTTGACTAGATTGTATGGTGGATAGTTGGTATGCGATTCAAACGCAGTATCAAACCTTTTAAACCACTCATCCATTCCAATACTATTTTTTTGAATTTCTAATAGATACTTAGCAGTTTCTGGTACTGAATAAGTAATCGAACTTGTTCCGAACATAATAGACCTCCTTGAGCGTCTGTAAGTTAATAATGTCCCCGAAGGCAACATCACTATTATATATTCGGAACATAAAAAATGGGGAGTGTTGTTCTCCCCACTTTTTTATTCGGTTTCCTCTTCTATACGCTTCTTTTTGGCACCAATATTGTACTTGGTCTCCAAAATCCAATCTCCCTTATCCTTATAAGCAAGGACTTTGATTTGATTGAGTGGTGCAATATCAGAAATCTTAGAAACATCAACAATTTCTACCAGACCCCAATCTGCAATCAGTTGAGCAATACGATTACGACGCTGAACATCATTTACGGTTAAGTTTGCATGTTTGCCATCCAGAGCAAACAGTTCCTTAAAGTGAACGAGATAATACCTACCTTGCTTGTGTAGAATATGACAAGACTGATAGATTTTCTTTTCCTTTCTTGAAGCAACTCCGATACGGGTCAAAGTCTCACGAACCTTAAGAAAATCATCAGGTTCATTAAGAATCACTTCCACCATTTGATCGGGCGTCCACTTTACTTCAGGTTCTTGAACTACACTCATTTTGTTCCTCCAGTTTCAAATTTCGATTTAATAAAAGTAAGTTGTTCTTGGGTAAGAATCCTCAAAGCCTGTTTTGCCTTCTCATTACTATATCCATAGTAACGTTTAACATAATCAAGATCTTTGATTGTATCTTTACGGAGCCAAGGAGAAAATCTCTTTTTAACTCTCAGACTATTTATATAAAAGTCATATTGCATCTTTTTTGGGAGGAAATGATATTGATTCATTTCATTTGCATACATCAAACAATCAATGTGACCAGAAAGACATCGATTGATAATATATGGAGCATATTCCTTCTCAAGTGAAGGGTCTTCGTCAATCAGATGTTGCTTCGTTTGATTGATCGAGTTTAACCAGTCCTTCAATTCCATAATTAAAAAGCAAGAGTTCTTTACGTTGTTTTTGCTCACGCATATATTCACCCACAGAACGCATCGTATAAGTCAGATCAAACTCAACAGCGTTCCATTTTCCACCTAAGAAGCGATTTTTTACAAGTTGATCCGTATTATAACTTACCAACATATCCATATTGTTAGAATTGCAATCAGCAGCAAACTTATCGTGATCAAATCCTTTGTGCATTGATCCCTTATTCCCATAGAGATTATCCTTAATATCATAAGGAGGATCGAGATACATAAAAGCACCTTTGTTTCCATCCATCAGATAATCGTAGGAATAGTTAGTTATACGCCAATTAGCGATTAACTTGGAATACTCTGGCAATTTTTCAATTCCTCGCAGGGAAAAATTGGAATTACTTGCTTGCCCTGAAAAAGATGAACTTTCGGTAAGACCACTAAAAGAACATTTGTTAACAATATAGAAAGCGACAGCACGATTAAAGTTAGTTTCAGACTCATCATTGATATGCTCCTTTGATTTTAAAAAAAGTTCTTTAGCAAGTTCAGGAGTATTGTAGGCAAGTTTACAATCAACTAATTCGTTCTTTAAATCATTCCCAAACATCTGGAGTTGTTGCCAGAAGTTTACAAGAGGTTCATAAAGATCATTTACCCAAATATCCAAACTGGGATACTTTTTAGTAATATATATCGCAACACTTCCACCACCAAGAAATGGTTCACGAAACTCATCATAGTTTCGTAGGTCTGGAAAGTATGGACCCATCTTTTCACAAGCACGGGACTTTCCGCCTGGATACCTTAAACAGGTTTTAAGAGACTTCATAATCAGGTTTGTTATACTTCAAGTATTCAAAAAAAGTGAGTTTCATTTCTTTTTGAGTCATCCCACAATGCTTTGCTGCTTGCGGCAGATTCATTTTAGAATAAAAGAGTGCCTCATTTGCCTCTTTTACATTCTCGGGAGTTGTTTTCACTGGAACTTCTTTGAGAAGTTTATCATCAATTTTATAAGGGTTCATTGGAACTCACACTCTGCCATAATTTCAATCAGTGCTGCTAGGAGATTAATTTCTTGGTCAGCCACGAACGCAATTTGGTATTGATACTTAGCAATAACAAGAACGGCAGCGGGGATAGACTGGGGAAGTAGAACACTATAAAGGGCGTCATAAACCCTGCGAAGAATGATAGAAGAATCGTTGTCCAAGTTGGCGACCACCCACTTTCGGACTTCTGTGAAATTCTTTTCTTTGAGATATTTGATGAGATCATTTACGGCAACGTCAGAGAAGGATGCAAGAATACCAGAGTCAATTTCTCCACCAACAGAGTATCGTTGGCACTCATTGAGAACTCGCCTCCAATCGGGAAAATGTTTGTTAATCAGTTCGGCAAGGACCTTAGGATCATATCGTACACCTTCCGCATCCAGGATGTCCTGTAAACGCTTGAAGAAGGATCCTGCCAACTGGGTTTTTTCTTTACCTTTGATTCCAAACTCAACGACGGCACATCGGGAGTGGAGGGGTTCAATGATTTTGTTTTTGTAGTTACAGGTGAAGATGAATCTGCAGTTGCCAGCAAACTCCTCAATAAACGCCCGTAGGAGGAGTTGTACATCGTTTCCTGTATTATCTGCTTCGTCAATGATGACGACTTTGTGTTTAGCATCTGACGAAAGCGAAACGGTCGAAGCGAAGTTCTTCGCATTGTTTCGGACAGTATCGAGGAATCTACCCTCGTCGGATCCATTGATGACATAAACATCTACTCCCAATTCATTGCACAATGCTTTTGCTACGGTGGTCTTACCTACACCAGGAGGACCACAAAGAAGCATATTCGGAATTTCGCCTTTATTTAGAAAATCACTAAAGGTCTTTTTAATATTCTCAGGAAGAATACAATCTTCAATTGTTTTGGGACGATACTTTTCAACCCAAATAAAATTACTCATAATCAAATCCAATCAGGTTTTTTCAATTCACATGTGGGGACAATTTCCCACCATTCATTCCCATCAAAAATATACAATTTATGTGTATCTCTGTCAAGGATGATGTCGCCTTTACTGTATTTCATACCCATTCAGGTTTACGCTCAGGCATACGGAGATAATTATCCGCCACCCAAGGTTTGGAAGCAATATACATTTTGTATGCAGTGAATGTATCAATGCTTTCATCAAGTTTGTATTCGTCGGGCATAGCACGAACGAATGGAGTCACCTCAGTAATCTTTCCTTTGGGGAAAAGATAATATGCGGCAACAAGAGTATTATAACACGAATGCTGCTTACCATATCGCAGAGTATATTCGTCACACAGATTCATTCCGTGCTTAATCAACCAGTATGCATTATGAATGGACTTTGCTGCCCATTGAGTACAAGGATGATTGCGAAAGGCACCCTTCTCAGTTGCATAGGTTGTTCCGTCTGCTTTGGGAAGAGTGCCGTAGTTGTGATACCACTTAGATGCCACGATAGAAAGCATTTGGCAGCATTCTAGGGGCATCTTAACAATATGCTTGTCAGGAAGACAAATTGCTGACTCAGCAGGAAATTCGTTCGTTACAAAGATATTCATAATTAGAAGCAGAATTTTTTCAAATAATAAAGAACTTGCTCAGGTTTGTCTTCCAAAAAATATGCTTCGGATTCATATACAGGATATGCTTTACCAATTTTTGTAGAACGAATTACATCATTCATTTTATAAGGATTTAGGGAAACACTTATACCTAATGGTCCTTTTTTACATGCTTGTATAACATGAACTGCTTCATGATAAACTGTCTCATTTACATAATAATCAACTGGACTAACACCATTTTTAATATTATCCAAACAAATTATAAAATTAGAATTTTGTAAAGTTCCCATCAATTCTTTATTGCGACAGATGGGAGCATTTTCTTTTATATTATAATTTTTCTGCATAATACTACTAACAATCTGTTGCCCAACAGGAGTCAAATAGAGAAGAAATTGAATCATCCAAAAGTCGAATCAGGTTCCAAAGCAATATAATAGCAGAGATTATACTTGGGATTGGTAAACTGTGACAGAAGTTTTTTTGATACAACCACATCATAGGCACCAGGAATAATCTTGATGTTTTCCACCTTGAAGTTGAAGGTAAACTCCTTATCAGTCTCACCAACTACAATGGCATATTCGTTAGAAGTATCGTTCTTTTTGTCACGAACTACCAGTTTGATCGCACCATTCTCACCAACGGCAGAGAGGTCAGGAAGTTGATATACTGCTGCTGCCTTGACCAGTTTCTCCAGAGAAGTACTGTCAAGTTGGAAGCAAACATCTTGTGAAGGAAGTTGAATGTCCTTATCAGGTGGAGAGATAATCACATTGGGGTCAGCAAAGAAATACTTCACACGACGCTTACCTTCTTTGATGCTTAGATAAGATTCATCAGTAAAATCGAGGTCAGGGTCTTGATGAAGACTAAGACCATTTAGAAACTGGTTGAGATCATAAATCGCGAAGTCGCGGGGGAACTCTTCACCAATCTCTGCTTCTGCCAAAATGTTTTTAGCAACAGAAATCGTGCGAAGACGATTACCACTCTTCACAAGAATAGAGTTGTTGATGCCAGCAAAGTTCTTGAGAAGGGCAAGGGTATTATCAGAAAGTTTCATAGTTTTATTTTGAAGTTTCATACTCAACGGAATTCGGTCAGACCATTATCTTTGCGAGAATAATGACCGTCAAAGTGGAGCAACAGCATAGCATAGTGAATTACTTTCATCAAATCACGTTTGTTACGCCCATCTTTATCACCATAACGACTCCCATATTTTAGAATGTTTGCCTGACAGAAACCCGCTGCCAGTTTCTTTGCTGCCATCAAATCAATTGTTTGAATATCAGAATAACCAGATTCATCACCACAATAATGACCATGATAGGTGCTGGTTACATAATCCTCAACATCTTTGAGAATTTTGTCTTCATTGTATTTCCAAAGATGATTTGTTTTTTCAGTCATAGTAATAGTAAAATTCGAATCAATCATAAAGGGAAGGCATATTTTTACCTTCCCCAATTATATCAGAAAGTAGCGGGTTGGTCAACGTATTCTACGGTCAGTTCGGGACCAGTAGAAGGCATCTTGAAATCAGCATCCACCTTATCATACAGTTCAAGGAAAGCAGTCTTGGTTTCTTCATCAAAACGATTCACACAGACTTGAATTGCCTTTGCCTTATCGTTGAAGATGCTGTAAGCACGAATGATATGAACCAGACGACGGGTGCTGATGATTTCCTCAATACCACCATCGTAGAAGGTTTTGCGGATGATGTCACCCCAATCCACCAGGCGCTTGCAGAAGTCACGTCT